ACTACAAGTCTTGGTTCTTGTTGACTGTAGTCAAAGCATCCCCACTCGCAACCAGACTCAGGTATAAAGAGGGATCTGATCAAAGGACCTAAATCTTTGTTGCGCGCAGGAATTTGTTGTAAATTAGGATTAGAATAAGAAAATCTTCCGGTTACTGTTCCTCCACTATCAGATCTAATTTGATTTATATCTGCGTGTATTCTACCTTTATGTTCGTATTTAATAATTGTATCAATGAATGTAGTATGTGCCTTGTTTATTTCTCTAGCTTTTGCTATACACTTGACTAAAGGATGTTCATGAGAAGAAAGAAAATTTTTAGTAAATGATGGAGAATTTGTTTTGGCGGTTAAATCGTAGGGTAGGTTTAGTTTTTGAAAAACTTTCTCAATACTCCTTGCTGCCCATATTTGAACATCTACTTGTGTTTCTTTTTCTACTTTGTGTAATAATTCTTTTTCTTGTTCAGCTAACTGTTTCTTTAATTTGTGAGCGCCTTCTACATCTACACGCACTCCTAAAAAACGCATATCAACGAGGCAAGGAAAAAGTTGTGTCTCTAAATCAAAAATAGATCCTAGATCCTGGTCGCTTAATTCTTTTTGCATGACTCTCCACAAAGCTAACGTTAACTCTGCATCACGTTCAGCGTAGTTACCAACATACATTGCTGGCATCTTCCACATGTCTGCTTTAGGATCTAGTCCCCATTCTTTTGCAGCTGCAACTAATTCTGTTTCGTTTTTACCTCGACCACAATAATCCCAACCCAAAGATCCAAGATCATATCTAAATCTATTTTCATTAACTAATGATGCAGCAATCATAGTGTCATATAAATTTCCGTTTAATTTTATTCCCATCGAACGAATCCAACACACGTCGTACATTGCATTATGAAAAACTTTGTCTGCCGGACATTCGCAAATGTCCTTAAACCATTGTAAAACCTTGCTTTTTTCAAGGTTACCACCGCCTTCGTGATCGAAAGGAAAGTATCCTGCTTAGCCATCAACAGCAATTGCTATGCCTACTACTTTACCTCTACCAACAATAGAACCTGTTCCTAAACTTTTTAAATCTGGATCATGTGTTTCTAAATCAATAGCGATTGTATCTGCTTGTCTTAAGTCTGGAAATTCTGTAGGCTTTACCCACTCTGTTTGTGCTTCAATCATTTATAGTCTCTTTCAATAATCATTTCTATAAAGTGTATTGCCTTTAATAAATCCTGTTTCTTTCCTTTATCGCGGTGGCGAATAATATATTTTATAGCACACCCTTCCGGGTATAGCAACTCATTCTCAACAACAAATTTGCTGGGCTGAATTTTATATTTCTGGTAGTGTGATCCTCCGTGCTGCTTGTTCCAAACTTTACTCATAGTTTAAACTCCTTTGATTTATTTTTGCATTTAATTACAAACAAGTTTTGCATTGTTCTTGTTGTTCCCACATACCAAACTCTAAATTCTTCGTCTTGTTTTGCTTGAGATTTCTTTGCTCCTTTAATTGTATTAGTAGTTTGATTTAAAAATAAAACTACATTAGTTGCTTCTCCACCTTTTGCGCCATGTATAGTAGAAATTTTTATTCTTGGATCTTTAGATAAATCTTCTTTGTTAGTTAACATTGCTTTCATGTATTCTTTTTGTGATAATGAACCTGTGTTAAATGCTTCGTACCATTCTTTAGTAAGATCCTTGTCGCCTGATACTCGTTCCTTGATTCTTTGTTCTTGTACCTCGCCAATAGATTCACCACGTTTTAATTTATCCCACGATAAAATATCTTCGTACAAACTTTTACCAATACTATTACCTTGTGCTGTACTAAAAAATAATCCTTTACGTTTTAAATAAGGAGCTATAGGTTTTAACAACGCTTTAGTTCTAGTAAGAATTAACCAGTCTCCTTCCGTTAAATCTATATCGTTTAATTTATATCTTTCATAAATATTTCCTACTTCTGCTTTAGGTAAATAATCTTTTTGTATTCTGTTATAATAAATTCTGTTGATGATTCCTAAAGCTTTTTGTTGTACAATACTCGGCACTCTTTCAGATTTATTTAAAAGTATTTCTCTTGACTTCCAATAAATAAAAGAATCTACATCTGCACCAGCCCAACCAAAGATAGCTTGATCATCATCACCTGCTACCCATACATCACATCCTGTATCTTTTTCTAGTTTTTCTATAATAGACCATTGTATCAATGACAGGTCCTGAGCTTCATCTACAAAAATAACTTTAAATTTAGGTATCTCATCACGATGTTGTTTTAAAAATTTTTCTAGCATATCGGTAAAATCAATTAGACCATATGTCTTTTTATAATTTTTTATCTCTGTATCTATTGCTAGTAGTTTGCTTCTTTCTATCCAGGTTAAATGTTCATTAAGATCAAACTGCTCTTCTACAGGTATTTGTTTTACCCTGGCTAAATTAATTAAACTTAAATATTCGCTATCAGATGAAAAAATTCCGTTAAAATTATTTGTTTCGTAAGCTGCGTATTTAATTTGTATACCAGCACTCTCTCCTATTGCTTTGTAATTGCCTTCTTGCATTACGTTTTCTTCTTTTAATGATAAATTATTAAACGCTAATGAGTGCAACGTTTGAAAGTACTTCACATCTTTCTTATCTAGATGTTGATTTTGAGCCAGGAATCTATCTCGTGCTTCACCAGCTGCCTTACGTGTGAATGCAAAGTAACCTATTTGATCTAAACGTGTGCCATCTTTTACATATTTATGTACAGTATTTAATAATCTTCTTGTCTTACCTGTGCCTGGTGGACCTACAACTTTATATCTAGCCATTAGTAATTACTTTCCTTTCTTACCACTGGTTTATATTCTATTTTATCTACATGTAATTGTACAACCTTACATACCTTAAGAGTTTTACCATCTACGTTTAATGAATGATCAAACTCTACATTACATTTATCTTTTAGTTTTTGTGCAATTTTTTCTTCTGGTATTTTCCAACCATTACCTAAATGTTCAATAAAAGAATTAAACCTAAAATAATGATAGCCTTCTTCTGTATAACAAGAACCATTGTGTATTTGACTACGTTGATGTGCTTGTGGTCCATTAATACAATATTGAAATAGCTCTTCTTCTAATCTATCTTCTATCTGTGTGCCTTTAGGTGGTGTAATTTTTTGTCCATTTCTACGCCACTCATTTAATTTTGCTCTAAAGTCTTTTGGTTTTAATGGTTCAAAGTATACACCTGTCTGTTGCCATACTAAATTTAAAACTTCTTTCTGAGTTGTCATCAGTTTTGTATTAGTAATTACTACCTGTATCTTGTCATCGTTAGGCATAATAACATTAAACCTGTATTCAGGTTCTGCATAAGTTATCATTTCAAAATCTTGTATCTCTGGAAAAACAGAAATGCTATCTGACTTAACACCAAAAGGTCTTTTGTAACAAAGACTCCGCATACATTTATCTTTGATAGGATCTTCATAACAGGTGTGACCTGCAGTTTCTCCTTTCCATGCTTTTATTTTAAGATCTAGTTTTGCTTTGTCCCAAGGGCTTTCTAAATAACTATAGTTTGCAGCCGATACTTGATCAGGCCATTTGTCTTTGTATTTCTTTTTAGCAAAGACCATATAATTATACATAAACCTATCTCTGCCATCATCTAATTTTGTTTTAGAACACAATGCTAAACATGGTGGACCATCGTCAAATTCTTTGTTAGTGCCTACTAAAATATTGCTGTGTGTTTCTTCAACAAGTTTATCTAAAGTTTCTTTGTCAATCTTAGATTCGTTAGCATATTTTATAAATGCTTCTACTGATAGTTTAGAATTGTTTTTGTCTACTGCGTATCTATTAGAATTACCATTGTCGTAGTATGGTAAGTTTATAAAGTTTCCTGGTTTTATGTCGCCTTTGTCATCCTTCTGTAATTCTTTCTGTTTAGGAAAAACCTCTGTGGTAGGCTTTAATCCTAGTGGTAGTAGAAAAGCCTTTAATGCCTCTATCAAATCCACGGTAGGGATAGCCTCCTTTAAAAATATATAACAATGTAGTCCACCACTTTTAGAAAGTATGGGAACTAATGGTAATTTGTATTGTTGAAATAATGCTAGATAGTTTTCTATTTTAAATGTTCCGTAGTCTGGTGGGTCAATGTCTATACAACCAAACTGTGCTGTCTTATCAACTCTACAAGGTTGTATACCAATAGATTTTTTTCCTTGTAAGTGATTTAAATAATCTGAATTAGTGACAGGTCTACCTGCCCACTCGTAGTTAGGTTTAATTTTGTTTTTATCAGTATCAACAGATGTATTAGACATGTCGGCCATGCCAAAATCACCTTCATACCCTTTAAACAGCTCTATAAATTCTTTATCCATAATGATCCCGGGTCGGGGTAGCTCCACTCTCGCTTTGCTACCCCTATCCTCATAAAGAGGAATCTAGTAATTAGATTCTTCTGTAGTTGCAGCTGTAGCGTTACTCTTTTTTAAAGAGTTATGGAATTCTTTCGCCATTTGATATAGCGATGCGTTATCCACTTTTCTTGCCAAAGATACTTTGTATCCATGCCAAGTAAAACTCCCTGAGTTTTCAACAGAACTTAAATTATACACTCTTGAAAACATTGGTGCCGGTAAAGCTTTGCTAGTTTTAGGATCAGTTTCAAATTGATCTTGCATCAAAGAGTTCCAACCTCTACTCACTTTTAGTTGAGTAGATTTCATAGCCATTAAAGCTTTTTCTGGTTTCTCTCCGTTAATGATTACAAAATGATTTGCTGTTTTGATAATTTCATTACCATTATCTAAACAATCTTTTCCTTGAGCATTCTTTTTTGTTTTAAGAAGAACGTCAGCTCCTCTGTCAGGACTGACAGGTCTGCCTTCTCTTCTTTCAAAAGGTGCCCACTCTGGAAATGTCAATTTGTAAAAACAAGGTATAATTTCTATACCCTTCTCTCCATCATACAGTCTTTTAGTTACTGTATTATAGAACATTCCTGCTTCTGCTCCTTCTACATAGTTCGCATGTTTTTTTTTAGTTTCATCCGAACCACTTTGTAATAACTTAAGAAATGGTAAAGCTAAATCGTCTTTATCAATTGTCTCAAGTCCCGCACCAGCGTCTTGAATAAAATTCATTTCTGCCGGTAAGTTACCTTCTTTTTTTGTAACGTCACTTGTTTCTTGTGTCATGTTATTTGTTCCTTGTTATTTTTGTTTTGTTTCCCTTAAACAGATTAAAATGTTCAGAAGGCAAATCATCACCACTTTCGACTCGCTCTCTGTACAATGCTTTTAATGTCATAGGTTCTACCTTTAACTTTTGTTGTGGTTGGTAGCCTTGACCTTCTGCAAGACCAGCATATTGCGTAGCCTTGTCATCTTCGCCACGACCAAAGGAAACAGTAATCTCATTCTTAATAAGATCACCCAGGTCATTGTCTCGAAGCCATCTAAAAGCGCTTTCCTTTTGTGCTACAGGAATTGTTGCGCTATAAACTTCTTTAACTTCTATGGCTGAACCATCTTGAAGTTTAAGAGTTTTTAATTTCATCTGATCCATTATTTCAGGAATCACCTCTGCTGATATTTTATCTGCTTGAGCTTTCTTTTGTTTTAAAAGATGCTCCTCTTTTTCTATTTCAGATTCTAATCTTTGCAAATCTAAAACATGCTTAGATAAATTATCTACGTTTGCTAATTCATTTACTTGGTCTGGGGAATCCTCAACAAACATTTGTTGTAGGTCCTCAGTTGGATTAAAAGATCCACTACCTGTAAATACTTTTATTTTTTCTTTACTCATCTATTTCTCCTTTCTCGTATAGATTTATTCTTATTGGATAGTATGTGCTTTCCTGTCTGTCCCATTTTAACAAATTATAAATTCCATTTGTTATATCGGATACCACTGAACATGCAATTCCAATTATAGCTGGATCACCTGTTAGTAATAAATAATCTTCTTGTGTAAAGTTTTTTAACTTTTGTCTAAGATTATAAATTATAGGCCCAGGACTAAAAATTATTTGGGAATCTTCTTTTAACAGGACTTTTATATCGCCATGTTTTTGAGCACCCATAATATTTATTTTAGGTCTACCTATTCTAGTGCCTGGAATTTCTTGGATAACATATACTTTTGATCTGTCTTTCATGCTTGACAATATAGGGACTAATCATTATATTGTCAACTAGAAAGAAGAACTATGAATTATAAATTTAAAACTAAACCTTACGCGCATCAAATGACTGCGTTAGAAAAGTCGTGGAACAAAAAAGTATTTGCGTACTTTATGGAAATGGGAACAGGTAAAACAAAAGTTGCTATAGATAATATAGCTATGTTGTATGATAATGGTAAAATCAATGGTGCCTTAATTATTGCACCCAAAGGTGTGTATAAAAACTGGTATTCTCAAGAAATACCTACACATTTACCAGACCACATTAAACCTATTACTGTGTTATGGCAGTCTTTAATTAATAAAACACAACAAGATAAACTAGATACCTTATTTAAAACAGGCCATGATCTACATATATTAGTTATGAATGTAGAGGCGTTTTCTACTAAAAAAGGTGTAGACTTTGCTGCTCGTTTTTTAAATTCTCACAATACTTATATGGCTATTGATGAGTCTACTACTATTAAAAACCCTGGTGCTAAACGTACAAAAAATATTGTATCTTTAGGTAAAGCTGCAAAATATAGACGTATTCTTACAGGTTCACCAGTTACAAAATCACCACTAGATTTATATAAACAATGTGAATTCTTAGATGAATATTTGTTAGATCATTCTTCTTATTATACATTTAGAACTAGATACGCAGTAATGCGTAAAGCTATGTTTAATGGTAGGTCCGTAGAAATAGTTGTTGGCTATAAAAATTTAGGAGAACTATCAGACAAATTAAAACCTTTTTCTTATCGTGTGTTAAAAGATGATTGTTTAGATCTACCTAAAAAAACTTTTATGAAACGTATAATTACATTGTCTGCCGAACAAGACAAATTATACAAACAAATGAAACAAATGGCTTTGGCACAACTTAATGGCAAAATGGTTACTAGCGCTAGTGCACTAACACAATTAATGCGTCTGCATCAAATAACTTGTGGGCATTTTAAAGCTGATGATGGTTCAATACAAACTATTAAGAACAATAGACTTAACGAGATTATGGAGCTGTTAGAAGAAGTAGAAGGTAAAGCAGTTATATGGGCTCACTATCAATACGATGTACATGAATTAGTAAAAGCTATAAGTAAAGAATATGGAGAAGAAAGTGTAGTTACCTACTATGGATTAACGCCACAAGAAGAAAGACAAAATAATATTAAACGATTTCAGGATGACCCTAAGTGCCGGTTTCTTGTTGGAACCCCCTCTACGGGCGGCTATGGGATCACTTTGACGGCTGCTAGCACCATGATTTACTATTCTAACGGATATGACCTAGAAAAGCGTCAACAATCAGAAGCTAGAATTGATAGGATAGGACAAGAAAAACCTATGACTTATATTGACATTATATGTGAAGAAACTGTAGATGAACGTATCGTAAAAGCTTTACGTAAAAAAATAAACATAGCAACAGAGATAATGGGAGAACAATTAAAAGAATGGATATAAATAAAATTTATAAAAACAATCGTGGGACTATTCTTAGAACGTTAGTTTATACTATAGGACATTTTTTTATTGCTGCTGGAACTATTTTAGCCTTATCTGACGTGCCTTTAATAATAGCAATGACTGATGCTATAATAGAACCTTTGTTAAATTCAATTTGGTATTTTGTTTTAGACAAATGGTGGGCTAGTAAATCTCAGAAAATGTAGGACTCGTATACGTAGCGCGCTGGAATTTTTTATTCTACGACTTTGCCACCAGACCATTTCATTTCTGGTAAGCCTTCAGTGTATTTTTTCCCGTCAAAAGTTAGCACTTGTTTTCTATTTGAATCTGATTCGTGATAAGATATGTGGACCCATCCCCCTGCAGGATCATCCTTGTCGTAGTACTCCATGATCAGCTGGTCAAAATCCACGTTATTTTGTAGCCAGTAAGCTGTCTTAATGTTGGGCACGCCAAAGATCTCTAGGTCGACGGCCTGGCCCTTCGCGTGCTGCGAAGTCTTTTTGCTGCCGATCGCTTCACATAACGCTTCTGAACGGTAGCCAGAGGTAATAGTAACGGGTTTATCAAAGTGCGCACGAAGCGGTTCCAAAACTTCATAACATAAGTCTCCTAAACTTTTAATTTCACCTGATCCTGGTGTATTGTCTATGCCTTTTCGTTGGGCTGTCATCGACTTGGTCATCTCTTTAAGAGTAAAGTGTTTCGATAATTGCATGATTTTTTATTTTATAATTAATGCGAATATAACATATGCCATACCCGAGATCAACGCTCCAG